CCGAGGCTTGCGCCATCGAATGTCTCTATCTCACAGGAGACCTTGGAACACATGAGACAGTGCGAAGCAAGGGAGTGGATGAGCCGATACGAGAAGAAGGCTATCGAGCGAGGCTCAGGCAACGCGCAATTATGGTGGCAAGGAGTAAAGAATGACATTGCAAAACGAAGAGGGCAACCAGCCTGTGACGACCTTGTGCGACGAATGCAAGAAGAGCGTGATTCGCGTCGAGCTCGACTTCCCACCAGCGGAGCTGTTTCCTAACCGCGCCAAGGGTACGCATTGGGGAAAGCTGTATAAGCTTCGCTCAGACTACCGTGACAGCAGTACGTGGTTAGCCAAGCACCAGCTCAAGGGCTGGAAGCACAAGGGTGGGAACATCAAGCTAACAATCACATTCGAGATGCCAGACAAGCGTAAGCGTGATGCAGACAACTGCCTAGCCGCCGCTAAGGGCGCCTTGGACGGACTCGCTGACGCGCTGTTCGTGAATGACCAACTGTTCCAGCCAATCCTGATTTACAGGGTGGAGGGAAAGAAGCCGGGGAAACTTATCGTTGAAATCAAGGAGCAAGCATGAGCGAAAAACTTATAGACCCGAACGATGCTGTAGATTTTATGATCGCCCACTCTGCCAAGTACGCAGAGGCAGAGGCGAACAAGGTGTTTATGGAGGAGCTGAGGAAGACCATCAAAGCCGAAGAGATGAAGAACGCTGAAGCCTACGGCAACGGTGAGTACAAGACCGCCGCCATGCAGGAACGCGAAGCCTACGCCTCCCCACGCTACAAAGCACACCTAGAAGCCCTCAGACAAGCCGTACAGGAGCGCGAACGCCTTCGGTGGCTCCTCATAGCCTGTCAGGAAAGAATCGCTGTGTGGCGCTCTATGGAGGCTTCTAACCGCCACGTTGAGAAGGCAACACTATGAGACAGCCCATCAAAAACCCCATGACTTCAGAACAAGCCTTTGCTTTGCTTGAGGAGTTTTACAAACGTGGCGTTACCAAAAAGGAAATGAAAGACCTCATCGACATTTGGTGGAAGGTCTCAAAAGCACTTGGACGCATTCAGCCATGAACAACACCCTTACCGCAAAAGAAAAAGCCTACGTCGGTCTGGTGAAGGAGCTCCCCTGCTCTGTGTGCGACCAAGAGGGCCCAAGCGACGCCCACCACGTCAAACAGCACCGCCAATACACCGTCATAGCCCTGTGCAAGTCCTGCCACCAAGGGAGCAAGATGGGTTGGCACGGGGAGCGCAGGGCGTGGGCGATAGCCAAGATGGAGGAGATCGATGCGCTAAACGTCACCGTGCAGAGGGTGATGGAGCTATTGATTAAACGTTAGGGTTTGTCCTAATAAAAATATTTATTAAAAGACTTCTAAACCGTTTTAACTTCGTGTTAAGATAGCGTCACTGCAATAAGCAGGTTACCTGAAAGACAAACATCATGACTACAGCAACATTGATCCAAACAGAAGCTCTGATCTCCACAATCACTTCTGACATCGACGCACTCTACGTGCTCGACCAACAAGCCAAAGCATTGGCTGATCAAGTCAAAGCAATGAAAGAAGCTATCGCCAACAAGTATGGCGAAGGCGAGCACAAAGGTGAGTTGCACAGCGTGACTGTCAAGCTTATCGAAGTCTCAGGCACTGTTGACTACAAAAAACTCTGCGTGTCCTATGGCATCACCGATGATGTATTGGCTACCTTCCGCAAAGAAGGCCGTGCTGACATTCGCGTAACACCAGCAAAATAAATTACTTGAAAGACCAAAATGAACTTCTTTAAAACACAACCTAACCCACACGCTCCAGTCCACATCATCGTTGTGGAGATCAGCGACAAGACACAGCACACAGACGGCTGGGTATCACGCAATGACTTCAAAACATTCGAGCAGGCTCAAGAGGTGGCAGAAGCCGCCAGCCGCTTCGAGGGCGTGGATTACATCGCTACAGACTCAGGCGCATACTGCTCACCACGTTACGACGTGATCAAGGCTCCCCAGCACTTGGCTCCAGTCTCTTACTGCTTCAATGGCGACTACTACCCATGTGGTCACATCAAGTCCATCAGCAAGACCATGAAGAAAATCACCACGACTACAGGCAAGACCTTCTACCGTCGTCGCAATACAGGTTGCTGGTTGGCTAACGGCACATGGTCAATGGTCGAAGGTCACATTGAACAACGTAATCCACATTTTTAAAATTAAGGGGGCGAAAGCCCCCATTAGGAAACATCATGAAGAAAATTAAATACCAAGCCTATTGGTTTGACACTGACCACACGATAGGGGACAAGGGGCAGTTCCCCGGGGGTAGCCAGCGCAGGGTGCAGGTCGATGGCAAGACCGTTGGCTTCCTGCGTGTCACCAAAGAAGGGTGGGCGCAAAGCGAGAAGAAGCGCGGCACACCATCGCAGATCTGGAAGTTCGAGCCAGTTAGAACTTCTGACATTGGTGTGTTGATTGCACAGAAGATGCCTTCATACACTGACTACTTTGCCGACGCTAAAAAAGTCATAGCGTCTGTTGTGAATTCATAAGCAGGACATTTTATGGCTGACTTGTTTGGTTATGAAGAGTTTGATTGGCGTAAAGAATGGCAGGGTATGCCAGAGTTCTTTCAAGAGGATCTCATGCCCTATCGAGTGCTGAACCTTCGCTTCAGGTGCGAGGAGGATGTGCAGGAGTTTGCCAAGCTCATGGAGCAGGTGATCACGCCCAAACAAAAGGCGCTCTGGTTCCCATATGCTGAGCCTCGTAGAGCGTCGCATTTAAGGTGGGTTGATGAATCCTAAGTACCCTATCTACATTGTGTCCAAAGGGCGGTGGGAGACGCGCCTGACAAGCAAGGCGTTGGAGCGCATCAACGTGCCCTACTACATCGTGGTGGAGGCGCAGGAGCGTGACCAGTACGCCGCGGTCATTGATCCGCAGAAGGTGCTGGTTTTGCCAGAGAAGTATCTGCAAGAGTACGACACCTGCGACGACGTGGGGGAGGCTCTGGGAAAGGGCCCCGGGGGCGCACGGAACTTCTGCTGGGAGCACAGCCTCTGCATGGGCGCCACCCGCCACTGGGTCATGGACGACAACATTGCCAGCTTCAACAGGCTCAACCGTAACCTCATGGTCAAGGTGACATCAGGCGCCATCTTCCGCGCCGCTGAGGACTTCGTTGACCGCTACCACAACGTCGCCATCGCTGGCTTCAACTACGACTTCTTTGCCAAGGCCAAGGAGCCCCTGCCTGCGTTCGTAGTGAACACCCGCATCTACTCCTGCCTGCTGATCGACAACAGCCTGTCAATGCGCTGGAGGGGCCGCTACAACGAGGACACAGACCTCTCCCTGCGAGTCCTGAAGGCTGGGCAATGCACCGTGCAGTTCAATGCATTCCTGCAAGAGAAGGCCACCACGCAGACCATGAAGGGTGGCAACACTGACGAGTTCTACGCCAAGGAAGGAACCTTGCCCAAGTCTCAGATGATTGAGCGCCTGCACCCTGACGTAGCTGAGGTGGTCTGGCGCTTCAACCGCTGGCATCACCACGTGGACTACACGCCATTTAAGCGCAACCAACTGATCCGCAGGGACGACGTGGTCATTTCAGAAGGCAACAACGAGTACGGCATGGTGCTCAAAGACATTAGGGAAAGTCCTAATGCCTAATCCGTTTTAATTTGGTGTTACAATTCCAATCACTGCAACAGAGCAGGTTACTTGAAAGGCAAACATCATGACTCACCCATTCGAAAAAGCAGGTCTCGGCAAGGCTCCCTTCTCATGCACAGGCGTGAGCGAAAATGTCTGGGACAACGGCGACGGCACTACCAAGGCTGGCGGTGTATGCGACTACTGCGGTACTGGCATTCGTTGGGAGTTCTGGATTAAGGGCTCCATCGCTGGCGCCAAGCAGTTCAAGGTTGGTTGCGACTGCGTTGCCAAGACTGGCTGGGGCATTGATCGCTTTTTGGAAGTCCGTGCCGAGCACACACGCGCACGTCGCCAAGCTGGCGTAGCTAAGCGCCTTGAGACACGTAAGGCTCAAATTGAAGCAGAACGCGCCAAACGCGACGCAGAGCGCCTTGTGGCTACCCAAGCATGGCGCGAAGCAAACAGCGCCTTGGTGGCCCGTTTAGAGGCTTACAAGGGCACAAACACCTTCCTGCTCAGCTCTATTGCTAACCTCGCCCATTGGGGCAAGCTGTCCGAGCGCCAAGTTGAGGCTGTAGAGTCCTGCTTTGCTGTGATCGACCGCCAAGAAGCCGCTCGTGCCAACAGCCAGCACATCGGCGCTGTGGGCGACAAGGTTACATTGACCATCACTGTGGAGCACATCATTGTTTTGCGCTCTGAGTTCTACGGTGACAACTACATCACCATTGCTCGTGACGAGAACGGCAACGCCGTCACCTACAAAGGTAAGACTGACATTGGCGCCAAGGGTGCTACTTGCACCATCAAGGCCAGCGTCAAAGAGCACACCGTTTACAACGGCATCAAACAAACCGTTATTCAGCGCCCAAAAATAATTTAATTTATTTTCAAAAAGGTGTTGACATCACCTTTTAATTCCATGTTACAATTCATTCACGCCAACAAGGCGGTTACTTGAAGGAAAATTATGAGCAACGCATACGAATCTTATTTAGCTGACTGGCAAGCTAAGCACCCTAACTTGGTTAAGCCAGAGAAACCCCTGTCTCGCCCTGACATGACTGGCGCACAGCCAATCATTGGCAACCGTGTGTGGGACAACAGAAGCAAATGCTTCCAACTGGCTGACGGTCGCGTTCTGGAGATTGGACAGACAACCAACTGGATGGACATTTATGCCGTCTTCCCCAGCCTTGACGCATGGAACTCTTTTGCACAACCCCTTTCATTCAACGAATATTGGAACGGTTAAATCATGACAAACGAAATCGAAACATCAATCAACACCGAGGCAGAAATTCGCGTCAGTGCCGACCAATACGACGAGGGCGTATGGCTGTGCCTGCAAGGTCGCCGCTCAATGATGAGCGTCCCGCTGACTCGCGCCGAAGCTGAGCAGTTGATGGTCAACCTGAAAAAAATCTTAACCAACAACCCAGTATGAGCGAGACCAAAATGAGCGACTACATCAAAGGGTTCAACGCAGGGGTTGACTGCGTTTTGAACGAAATTGAGCGCCTCGAGAAAATAGCCCCTATAAACCTCGAACAGCTCCTCAAGCACCTTGACCCTCAACGCGACCAGAAAACGGCTCAAAAGCCCGATAAAGGGGCTCCATGACCATGGCTGTGATCAAGAGCGTACGTGTTGCGCTCCGTGGAATACCTGACGGCATGACCTTAGAGGAGTTATCAGACTTGCTTAACAGACCAAAGACCAACGTCAGGAAGGTTCTGAAGAACATGCCAGACGTGTACATAGATCGATGGGAAGTAGCACCAAGGGGGCAATACAAAGCTGTCTGGTGTGCCTGCATCCCCCCAACTGACTGCCCAAGACCTGAAGGGATGAGTAATGAACGCGATTGAATGCTCTGTGTGTAGAGTTGACTTTACTGAGGACGAGGGTGGAACTGAGGGGTTGATCGGTGTGATCCCTGCTAACTTCTGTCCTACATGCTTGGCTGGTGTCTACGACATGGTAGAGCAAAGCACTGACAAACCTGAATGGGAAAGCCTTACTGACGAAGAGATTCAGAAAGCTTTAGGTGTAACTGCTGAGAGCTCCAACTGGAACATGATCATGGTGCTCGAGTGGGCAAAGAAGATTGAAAACGCACTGCTGGAGAAAAACAATGGATGATGACGACGTACAGGATTACGTACGCCCTTGGAAGGGGTTGACGGATGAAGAGTTTTTAAAGGCTTGCCAACTTGCCGAAGATGGCAACTATTTGGTTGCGTTTCAGCGTATTCAAGAGTGGCTCAAGGAGAAAAACACATGAGCGAAGCAGAACTAAACATTTGGGAGAGGGCGTTAGGCTGGCGCAAAAGGCAGATGATCCAACGCCAGCTCGATCCCATCACAAACAAGATCCGTAACGACACACTCGAGGAGGTGGCAAAAGAGGTGGACAACTTCAAAGCCTTCGAGAAGGACACCATGGACAGCTTCGCGGCATACATACGGAGCATGAAGCGATGACCGAAGAGATTTGGGCGCCAGAGTGGATAGAACAAAACCCTGAGCTGGCAAACAAAGCCATCACAGAGCTTCAGGTTAAGGTACAGGAGCTGGAATCAAAGCTCAAGCATGTGACCGTAAAAGCCGCAAAACTGGAAAGCCTCAACAAAGAATACAAGCTCACCATCAAGGACATGGATAGAAGGATCATGAGGGGATTGAAGGACTGATTGCATACAAACACAAAGATCCGTTAAACTTTGCGTTAAAGGAGTTCAGTGATGGCAAAGAAACCAAAAGATCTTTCCAGCGACACAGTCGCCGATGTGACAGGTGAGCCGCAAACAAAAGAGGTTGCCAAAATAGGCAGACCTTCAATCTACTCAGATGAGCTAGTCAACACTATCTGTTTACGTATAGCAGAAGGGGAGAGCCTGAACAAAATATGTAAGGATGAGAAGATGCCAGACAAGGCGACGGTGTTCCGTTGGTTGGTGTCCGATCAAGTCTTTTGCGACAAATACGCACGTGCGCGTGAATTGCAGGCTGAGACGCAGTTCGATGAATTGATTGACATCGTTGACCAACACCCTGATCTAGCCCACGTCGTCGGCAAGGATGGTGAAGTGATTGAGGTCAAGTTCGACTCGTCCTATGTTGCGTGGATGAAGCTTCGAGTCGATACCCGCAAGTGGACAGCCGCTCGCATGGCGCCTAAGAAGTACGGTGAGCAGAAGCAGGCAGAACAAGAGTTCGATCCAATGGTTATTGATGTGGATGTCAAGAAGATGATGGACGTCGCTCTCAAGCGCCTTGAGATGTCTCGGATCAACTGATGAGCGAAGATCGAATCATCAGTGATGCTGAAGCTAATCTGATCACAGCAGAACTGTTAAAGGAAGTCCAGCAGAAGGCAAGCCCTTATTGGCGCATAGCTGTAGCAAAGCGCTCAGAATGGCTTACAGGCGCGTTTGATCACCAGAAGCCACCAGAGGGTGAGCCTTGGGGTGGGGACAAGCAATGGGGAATATGGCTCATGCTCGCAGGCAGGGGGGCGGGTAAAACTCGCACTGCCGCGGAGCAACTCTGGTGGTGGGCATGGGAGAACCCAAAGACTCGTTGGCTCGTCTCAGCTCCAACTTCTATGGACGTCAGGGCGACCTGTTTTGAAGGTGAATCTGGGCTGATCGCCGTTATCCCGCCAGTTCTAATTAAGGACTACAACAAAGCTTTGCACGAGATCGTCCTGATCAACGGTAGCCTGATTAAAGGGATCAGCGCCAGCGAGCCTGATCGCTTCCGTGGTGGTCAGTACCATGGCGCATGGTTGGACGAGCTAGCGGCTTGGGACTACCTCGACGAAGCTTGGTACAACATACAGTTTGCCGTCCGCTTAAAGAAGGAAGACGGCAGAACCCAAATCATTGCCACGACTACCCCACGTCCCAAAGACCTCATTGTGGAGCTCGTAGGGCGTGAAGGAGACGACGTAGCCATGACGACGGCATCTACCTACGTCAACCTAGCTAACCTCGCTCCTAGCTTCCAGAAGCAGATTCTCGCCTTTGAAAATACCCGCATAGGGAGGCAGGAAATCCACGCGGAGCTCATAGACCCCGAGGAGTCAGGGATCGTCAAGCGCGAGATGTTTAAGCTATGGGCGCCCAACAAGGCGTTCCCCAAGTTCGAGTACATCCTGCAAAGCTACGATTGCGCCAGCTCAGAGAAGACTGTCAACGATCCGACAGCCTCCGTCACGTTTGGTGTGTTTAAACCGCTGGACGGCCCTATGTCCGCGATGGTGATCGACTGCTGGCAAGACCGCCTGCAATACCCAGACCTGCGCCCCAAGGTGATCGAGGAGTACGACGTGGTCTACGGCGAGGGCAAGGACAAGAAGCGGGTAGACCTGATCCTCGTGGAAGACAAGTCCGCAGGCATAGCTCTTATACAAGACTTGCAACGTGGGCACTTGCCTGTTCGTGCGTATAACCCCGGCAGAGCTGACAAGATCCAGCGCCTGAACATTGTGTCGAACATCATCGCCGCTGGGCGTGTCTGGATTCCTGAGAGCTCGGTCAGGAAGGGCTACGTCAAGGACTGGGCTGAAGGCTTCGTCTCCCAGATCTGTAGCTTCCCTGACTCGACCCACGACGACTTCGTGGACGCCTGCACCCAAGGCTTGCGGTTCCTACGTGATGCTGGGTGGCTGGACATCGATGGCGCCCCAAGGGATGACTACGACGAAGAGGACTACATTGACAGTGGACGCCGTAAGATCGAGAACCCGTACTCAGCATGATGGACGTATCGCTACACCCAAGGTATCATTGGGCTAACAGCAACTCAGCAGGATAAGCCATGGCTGACGAAAACAAACCAGCGTTCTACCCACGAGTTGGGAACATCAAGGCGAAGAACTTCAAGCCTGCCCAACCAATGCCGTTTGTGTATGACGAACGCGCCATGGAGCTTCCAGACTACAAAGAGTTCATCCCTAAGCTTGGAACGGTTGATCTAAGCGTCCCGTCAAAAGAGAACCGAGAGCTGAACAGGCGCATTACTGAACGTGATGCCGACCTTATGCGCCAAGTGCAGGCTGACAGATCCCCACTCGAGAAGCTGGCTGGTGGCTTACAAGCTGGTAGGTTTCTCGGCTCAGCCATGACGCAGGGCATCAACGCCATACCAACACAGTTGTTTTCTGAAGGCACGAAGGCTGAACGTGAGGCGAAGGCTGAGAAGTTCATTCAAGACCGCCTGTATAAGCCTGAGCAACCTGTGGCGTATGAGTATGCGCAAGATGCGATGGACTTCCTTGACAAGCTTGAGACCGAGTACAAGATCCCACCATTGCTACCCGAGGCGTTGCCTTTGCAGTACCTGTCAGGCCCAGCCACGTCTCAAGCCATGAGAACAGCAGGCAGGGGCGCAGAGCAGGCTGGTAGAGCTATCGAGCGTCGCATGGAGCCCGTTGTCAAGGGCGCCTTTGAACGTGGTGGCTTACCTCGTGAGATGGTCATGGCGATGGGAGCCAACACGCAGTCCAACGTGGTCAAGCCCTATGGTGGCAATTGGCTCGGTGGCGGTGAACAGTTAGGAATACCTGAGAACGATCTGCGCAGGCTTAAGCGCAATACCGCTGGTGGCAATGATCCCGCCGATATGCTCCGCCAAATGCATGAGCGTTACCCACCAGAAGAGATTGAAAAACTTCATGAGGGCGCCAGAAGAGGCATAGCCGACAATTTTGTTCAATTGGAAAAAGATGTCGCCATCAACAAGTGGATTGACAGCAACCTAAAGAACTATGTCAAGAAGGAAATGGCTACTCGCGACGACCCAGTTCGCAAGCTGGCTGAAGAGGGCATCATCCACACCCCGCTACGTGATGACCTAGATCGCGTAGGATACTTGGAAGCCACACGTAAAGCAGAGGGCTACCCTGCTGAGGGTATGGGCAAGTCTGAGCTTGCCAAGCGATGGGAGAACTTAGCCGATGATTCAATCAGGATCACCAAAGCTGGCAAGATTCAAGAAGCGGCAGATGTGTCCGAAAGGGTTGCACAAGCCAGAGCTGAAGTGGACGCTTACAAGCAAAAGCTTGATCAGGACTTCCTTGCTCGCATGAGCGATCACACTGGTAATAAAATCTTTAGCCCAAAAGAAGCTGAAATGCTTTTGAACATGCCAGAGATTCAAAAGGCGGAGATCTTAGGCGACACAAAATACAAAGAGCTTAAAGAAAATTTGTATCAATTGATGGCAAGAGAGCAAGGGTTTGAGAAGAGGGCTGGCGAACTCAACCCGTTTGTTGCCAAGCTTGACCCAGAGACAAGGCTGTACTCAGGGTCAACGTATAACTTAGGCTTTGACCACATTGTTGACGTGCTTCGTGAAGACATAACCACTGGTCGTATCCGCCCTGACCAACTGAACAAGGTCAGCATGGAGCAGGCAGTACGCCGCACCTACGAGTACGACCAAGAGATGGCTAAGAGGATGCGTGAAGCCGCCATCAAGCAGACTGAGGGCTTCCCCACTTACAAGGAATATCCCGAAGGCTTCAGGTGGATTGAGATCGCTCCTCCAAAAGAGCTTCCACAAGGGTACAGCGCCATACTTGATGACGTTACAAGCTCGTACAAAGTTGTGGATGAGAACGGCAAGGAAGCTTTCCCTCGTAAACCAAACGACCTTGGGCACATCAACGTACCTTATTTTAAGACGGCTGAAGAAGCCATAGCTGATGCTTTACAGCGTGATCCACGGTTAGAAAACGCCCTAAAGTACGAAGGCGACACCATGGGTCACTGCGTTGGTGGTTACTGTAAAGACGTTAGAGATGGCAACACAAAGATTTACAGTTTGCGTGATGCCAGAGGTGAGCCGCATGTGACAGTTGAGGTTAGGCCAAGTAAATACGCACTACGTTGGGATGTTGTCAAAGAATATATTCCAGCGGCAACGGAAGAAGCCAAAAAGTTACCAAACGGATATACAGACCTTGACATATCTGACATTGCAATGCGCATGGCTAAAGAAAACGAGCCTGAGCATATTATTCAGATCAAAGGCAAAGGCAATGCTAAACCCAAAGACGACTATCTTCCATTCGTGCAAGACTTTGTAAAAAGTGGAAACTGGGGTCAGGTTGGCGACATGCGTAACACTGGATTGCGTCTATCTGAAGATGCAATCGGCGCCGAGGCTATGCAAGCTTTGAAAGCGCAAGGCGTAGAAATACCAAAATATGTGACTCAAGAAGAAGCCATCAAGATGTCGGCTGACGCAATGAGCAGGGCAGGAAAAAATCAACCACCAGCCGCAGGCATGAAGCGCGGAGGCAAGGTTTCCATCTCCAACAACCCAGACACCATGATGCTGGAGTTGAACAACCAGAAGATGAAGAACGGTGAGCCTGCCTACGCTGGCGGCAAGGTTGTTATCAAGCAAAGCCTGAAGGCGGCTAAGCCCCCAAAGATTGAGGTGCCTATTCGTTTCCCTGTGTCGCGAGGCCCTTCCGTGCCTGAGATACGTGCTATGGCTGAGCGCATGGCTCCCCAAGTCATGGGTGAGTTTGTTCGTGCCGCACCAACGCCAAGTAAGCCAAACCCAAGCGAAAGCGTTGTAGGTAAGTCAAGGAAGCAGTTTGAGCGTGAGAAGACTCTGCCGATTGAGTACGAGAACATCAAGGAGCCAGTGACGCCTGAAGAGTTTGATTACGCGAAAAAGAAGGGTGCTCTGCTGATCGGCGCGCAGGGGGATGTGACGCCGGGGAACCGCATGTTGATCTCCATCGATAACCAACCCCTGTCCGCTCCTGTCCACATGCAGGCAGGCCCTGAGTGGGAGCTGTACAACCCCACAGCTTGGGCGGCTACCGATCAAATGGCAAAGACCTACATGAAAAGGGCTAAGAAGGCGGCTGAGGAGTACGAAGCAGACCCCTACCTTCACTATCACAAGATGACACCAGACGCGAACTGGTACGCCATGCACCACTTCAATTCAATCCTTGGACACTTGCGTCCAGAAGAGCTGAAGTTGCGTGATCCTAAGCTCTATCAGGAGATGCTCGAAGAGATTCGTACTAAGGATGTTGGCTTTGGTAAGCACCCTGAGTTTGAGGGGTTTGACGATCCTTTGAACTTGCAAATCCATGCTCAGATGGATCCTAACTTCCGTAGGCATATTGGCGCAATCTTTGGAGGCCCTAAGTTCACCACGCGCTATGGGTTGAACAGTGGTCAAGATGTACTAGCCGCTACGTCCTTGCCTGAGCTACGCGACTTGGAAGCTGGCGCAAGTGGTTACGCTGTTGTACCTTTGGATGTCAATGCGCCTCTAAGGAACTTTGAAGCTGACAGTCAGACCTACGACACAGGTTTTCCTAAAGCTGGCGCCTCTGGACGTTCAAAGTATCCATCTCCCTACCAGTTGATCTACAGAGATACGCTGAACTGGATGAAGGATGTTCCGTCTGACAAGAAGTCAAGCGAGTTTGGGCGCATGAACATGATTGTGCCTAAGCAACAGATTGACAACGAGCTGATCGAAGCCATTGGTGAGTACCAGCGCCGCATGAAGGAGCTGACAGGCAAGAAGAAGGGCGGAGCCGTCAAGAAAGCCGAAGGTGGATACCTCAAGAAGCCAGCCGCCTACATCAACGGTGATGAGTTTGTAAACGCCGCTAAGAAGTACGGCATCAAAGACAGCATGAACAACCTTAACAAGATCGTAGACCTTGTCAACAAGGGCTTGTCAGTAGATGATGCGGCACGTCAAGTAGCTGACACTGGTATGCATAAAGCCGCTGGTGGAGCTATCCGTGGTGACGACCTGATCTTGGAGGAGAGACCACTATGAGCTTAATTCGTGGGGCATTACAGCCCGGCTTGTCTGTCGTAAAGAAGACAGCCCCTTTCTATTCTGCCGTGGATGAGGCGCTTGCCGCCATCAAGAGACCCAAGGGCACAGGCGCTGAGTTCTACACCGAGCTGACCAAGCAGGCAGGCGTTAAGAAGGCTGAGCTGGCTGATCGCAAGCTTGAGCAGGCATTCAAAGCCAAGGGCAAGATGACCAAGGAAGAGGCTCAGCAAGTCCTCAAAGACAACCCGCCACCTAAGCTTCAAGAGAAGACGTTTACTGAGCCAATGGATGATTACGAACGCGATGAAGCCTTGCGTGACAACATGGAGCGTTTTGGTTACGAGTCATGGGAAGACGTGCCCCCTAGAATAATGCGGCAGTGGAATGAAGAGCTAGATGAGAACGTCGAGAAGTATGGTGACTACAGAACTGCTGGTGGCAAAAACTACCGCGAGATCCTGCTAAAGTTGCCAGAGTCATTTACCAAAAATGACTTTAATCGCTTACTAACGCTCGAGGCAGAACAACGCCGAGGAGAACTGACAACTGCTCAACTCAAAGAGATGGTTGATTTACAGGCTAAAAAGCAGACAGGGCCGTCCAACTATATTTCAGGGCACTGGAAAGAAGACCCCAACGTCCTAGCCCACATGCGTGTTCAAGACCGCACTGGCCCTAACGGCGAGAAGATCCTGCACGTTGAAGAGATACAGTCTGACTGGCATCAAGAGGGTCGCAAAAAGGGTTACGGGCCTAAGCTTGAAGAGCAATATCGAGCTTATTACACAACGCCAGACGGACAACAAGTTGATATAGGTTTTGGCAAAACACCAGCGGAAGTTGAGCGAATGACTCAAGCGGCTGGATGGAACACAATGCCTGTGAAAATTGAAACAGAAAAAACTGTTAGACAAATAGGTCAAGGCGTACCTGACGCCCCGTTTAAAAAGAACTGGCACGAGCTGGCTATGAAACGCCTGCTAAACTACGCCGCTGACAATGGGTATGACAGCATCGCGATTACGCCCGGTGCGGAGCAGGCGAAGCGCTTCAACCTAAGAAATCAAGTAGACGAGTTGCTGTACAAGCAAAATGAGGACGGCACATACCAGTTATCCGCTCAAAAAAACGGGCGTGGCGACCTGCTTGGAGAAAGAGTCCCAGTTGAAAAATTAGAAGATTACGTTGGAAAAGAAGTTGCCCAAAGGATTGTTGACAACGCTGGAACAGAACGAAATCTTGGCGGCTCAGGCTCTGTTAGTCAGCCCAAAGATGTGTGGGGTTCTTTGTCTGGCGAAGGGCTTGAAGTTGGTGGTGCAGGCATGATAGGCTTCTACGACAAGATGCTTCCTGACTACCTGAACACTTATGGCAAACAATACGGCGCCAAGGTTGATCTGATGCCTGTTGATGTTGGCGGGTTCAAGGTGAACCGTGATAACTATCCGTTGCCATATCGCCTTGAGTCAGCAACATCGCCTGACATCATCTCTCGCTTTGCCACACCAGAAGAGGCTTGGGCAGAAGCTCAAAGACGCGGATCACTTGCCGTGCACAACTTCCCCATCACACCAGAGATGCGTGAGTCCATCAAGCAGAAGGGTCTACCCCTGTACCAACAGGTTGGCATCCCAACTGCTGGCGCTGGTGCGGCTTCTCAGATGCTTGAGCCTGAAGAAGAGCCGCAGTACGGAACAGGTGGTGGCGTAGCCAAGTCAGCCATTAAGCAGGCACAACTTGCCAAGCTTGCCAAGATGCGTCAAGAGATGGCTCCTAGAGCTGAGGCTATCAAGGCATTGATTGCTAGGGATCAGAACAGATACCTTGCCGACGTAGTTCCTAACTCCCTGACAAACCCAGAGATTGAGGCTGAGATCAGGCGTATGGCGGCAAGAGCTAAAGCTTCTGGTCAACAGGAGGGTGTCTTGCCTTTGGCTCAGCGTGAAGCCAACAAAGCTAAGTACCTTGAGAAGTCAAAAGAAAAAAACGTGATGTACCACGGTACTGACGAAGACATCTCTGAATTTAGACCATATACTTTTGTTACACCTGACCCTAAAGTTGCCGACCAATACCCGGGCGGCGGGGAGCCTGCTGGGCAAAACATCATGCCCGTGCACGTTCGTGCTGAAAATCCGTTTGATTACGAAATCCCATCTCACATACACAAACTCAGTTCAATCATAAAAGATAAACAACTGCTTAAAGACATAAAAGATGGGTATTGGCAATCAATAGAAAGCCCAGACGTTTTGGAAGCAATCCAAAAGTTAGGCTTTGATTCGTTTTACTCTCCAGACATGGCTAAAAATCTTGGCGTGTTTAAACCAGAGCAAATTAAATCTGCAATTGGCAACCGCGGCACGTACGACATCAATGAGCCTGAAGTTAATAAGGCAAAGGGTGGATTAGCTTCTCAGGAGCCGAAGTACGGCCCCGGGGGCGCTATCGCCAAGATGGCACTTAAAGCCGCGCCAGCACCTAAGGCGCCACAGATCATCAAGCCAAGCACATTGACAGAGCTGAAGAGGATCGTCGAGAAGGAAAAGGGCGGTTATGGCGCAAGGCGTGTAGAACGTGCGGCTGACGAAGTACCAAACCTTGAGAAGATGTACACCCTAGATGCGCTCAAAGAACGCTTCACTGGCGACAATGCCAAAGCCCTGATGACCATGAGTCCAGCGGACTTTGAAAAGTTTGCGACCGAGTTGCAAGGCAAGACGAGCGTTGGCCCTAAGGCGGCAGAGTCAGCCAAGCAAGGCGAGATCTCTAAGTACACCGTACCAACAAATGAGTATGTCAAGCACCTTGAGCGAATAGCTATGTTTGATAGCGTTCCTTACCTCAACTTGGCAAAAGAAGAAGTTGGCTTGCCACTGCTACCTTATGTCTCAGGGCACGAAGGTCGCCACCGCAGTAGAGCGTTGGCTGGCAAGGGTGAGAAGCGTAACTTGGTTGGTGTAACGCCAACGATGGACTTGCGTGAGGGATTACCACGGCGCTCCCAAGAAGAGTTCATTGAGGCAATGAAAAAAGAATTAGAGTTGTCTGGTGGTTTGGTGTTGCCACAATCCGAGCCGATGATGGGTGGTCGTCCACCAATTATTCTGCCTGATGTCTATGCCAAGGGTGGAGCAGTTAAACCAAAAGTTAAAGACGCGAAAAGCGGCAAGGTTACAATGACCAAGAACCGCGATACTATGTTCATGGAACTGAGCAACAAGAAGCTCAAAAGGAAATAAGCTATGGCGACACAATTCCCACAAGACCCTAACGCGGGTCGTTTTATCGATGGGTTAAAAGATCAGCAGGTAGAGGCTGACGAAGGCATTGAGTATGAGATGCCCCCAGAAGATGCTGAGGTTGAAGAGTTGCCAGACGGCTCTGCCATTGTGCACATGGAGAGCAAGGGGCCCATGGAGGACGAGGACTTCTACGCCAACTTGGCAGAAGAGATCAGCCCCTATGACCTGAACAAGATTGCCCTACGCTACATGGACTTGGTCGAAAACGACAAGAAGTCTCGTGAGGAGCGCGACAAGAAGTACGAAGAGGGATTGAAGCGTACGGGCATGGGGAATGATGCCCCGGGTGGTGCCACCTTCATGGGCGCCAGCAAGGTTGTCCACCCTGTCATGGCAGAAGCCTGCGTGGACTTTGCCTCTCGCGCCATCAAAGAGATGTTCCCACCTGACGGCCCCACCCGCACCAAGATCTTGGGCGACGTGGATGAAGCCAAGATCCAGAAGGCTGAGCGCAAGCGCGACTACATGAATTGGCAGTTGACCGAGCAGATTGAAGAGTTCCGCGACGAGCAGGAGCAGATGCTGACTCAGCTTCCATTGGGTGGCTCACAGTACATGAAGCTGTGGTACGACGAGAAGAAGAAGCGTCCCTGCGCTGAGTTCATGCCAATCGACAACATCCTGTTGCCCTTTGCCGCGGCGAACTTCTACACCGCTCAGCGTGTCACTGAAATGCAGACTATCACTGAGTGGGAGTTCAAGAACCGCATTCGCTCAGGTCTGTACCGCGACATCGACTTGGTTCGTGTCAGTGCTGAGCCAGAGGAAACCCACTCCGAGAAAGCCAACAACAAGATTGAAGGTCGCAAGTGGGATGACAACGAAGACGGTCTTCGCAAGGTCTATCACATCTACACATGGTTGGAGCTCGAGGACGACCCTTTGACCAACGGTGAGTCCGCCCCCTACATCCTGATGGTTGACGAGCACGAGAACGAGTGCGTTGGCTTGTACCGTAACTGGGAAGAGGGCGACGAGACACAGACCAAGCTTGATTGGTTGGTCGAGTTCAAGTTCATCCCATGGCGTGGTGCATACGCTATTGGCTTGCCACAGCTCATTGGAGGGCTGTCAGCGGCTCTTACAGGCTCTCTGCGCGCTTTATTGGACTCTGCCCATATCAACAATGCGGCGACCATGCTTAAGCTCAAGGGCGCGAAGATCTCGGGTCAGTCCCAACAGGTGGATGTGACGCAGGTTTGTGAGATCGAGGGAGCCCCCGGTGTTGACGACATCCGCAAGATCGCTATGCCCATGCCCTTTAACCCACCCTCAGAGGTCTTATTCAAGCTTCTGGGCTGGTTAGACGGTGCGGCTAAGGGGGTAGTGACCACCGCAGAGGAAAAGATCGCTGACGTGAACTCCAACACCCCTGTTGGAACCACCCAAGCTTTGATCGAGCAGGGCGCCGCGGTGTTTTCTGCCATCCACTCACGCCTGCACGACAGCCAAGGTCGCGTCCTCAAGATCCTTGGTCGCCTGAATCGTTGGTACTTGGAAGAGCAACGCAAGGGTGAAGTGGTTCAAGACCTCGACATCCGCAAGGAAGACTTTGCCTCTAACACGGACGTGATCCCTGTCTCTGACCCACACATCTTCTCTGAGACCCAACGCATGGCGCAGAGCCAAGCGGTGATGCAGATCATGAAGGAGAACCCAGACCTGTTTAACCGCAAGGTCGTGGTGGAGCGGTTCTTGAAGCAGATCAAGGTGCCCGGCATCAACGAGATCATGAAAGACGTGCCTTCTCCTGAGAAGCGCGACTCCGCCAATGAGAACGTCGCCATGATGCTTGGACAAGCGGCGTTTGCTTACATGGAGCAAGACCACCTGTCTCACATCCAGAGCCACATGGACTTCTACAAAGACCCAATCTTTGGCTCAAACCCCATGGTTCAGCCGATTATTCTGCCCCAGATGGTCGAGCACTTGAAGCAACACATCTCCATGTGGTACTTGAACCGCATGAACGGCTACGTTGTGAAGACTTTGGGTCGCCAAGCTACGGACTACGACAACCCACAGGTCACGCCAGAGGCAGACAAGCTCATGGCTATCGCCTCACAGCACGTCACCATGGACACGCAGAAGGTATTTGCGCAGGTTGTTCCTGAGTTGCAGAAGATGATGCAGACAATGCAACAACTCAAGCAGGGTCAGACACCTCCAATGACACCAGAAGCACAGGTTTTGCTCCAGACAAGCATGGCAGAGACCCAGCGCTTGACTGCAAAAGACCAAGCGGACAACCAATTGGCTGTTCAAAAGCTTCAAAACCAACAACAACTCGACGTTGCCAAGCTCACACAGAGCAAACAGCAGTTCGAGTCGGATCAACAGCTCGAAGTGGCGATGCAAACAGAGAAAAATCTCACCCAAGAGCGCATAGAGTCTGCAAGGTTGACGCGAGATGCGGCAAAACTGCAACAAGAGCAGGTAAAAACTGCAACCGAGCTTCAACGTGAAGCACAAACCTACTTAGGAGGCTGAAATGGCTACATCTAACCCTTACCACAACGAAGCAGTGCCCATGCACAAGCGTATTGCCGCAGGCGAGAAGCTTGATGGCTCGTCTTTGAAGACCTCTGGCAACACAGCGCCAGCTAAAAAACAAGGAGGCGCCCTATCGCAAGCTAAGAAAAAATAATGTTATTCAATCTGGGTGATCTGATCGGCGCAATCAAGGTGCGTCAAGCTGAAATAGCTTCTTCCCTAGCGGCTGGAAACGTCGCGTCATGGGAGGCGTACCAACGCACGGTCGGCACAAACTTGGGATTGCAGGAAACCCTCGATCTCATTAACAAAATGTTAAAGGACAAAGAAGAAGATGAGCGATAACCCCGAAGTGTTGGAAAACGCTGAAGTGAAGTGGGCATTCCCCGCTGTTAGCCCGGGTGCTAAGCCATTAGGTGGTCGAATTTTGGTGCAATTACGTCGCACAAAGCAGAAAACGACAAGCGCAGGGATCATTTTGGTAGAAGAGACCAAAGAGACCGAGAAGTGGAACAACATGGTGGCAAAAGTCATCGAAGTTGGCCCTCTCGCATTCAAAAACCGTGACACCATGCAGGGCTGGCCTGAAGGCTCGTGGTGCGAGGTCGGTGATTACATCCGAGTCCCTAAATGGGGCGGAGACAGGTGGGAAGTTAAGGTTGAAGGACAGGACGATCACGAAGATCCAGCTCTGTTCATGATCCTGAATGACCACGAAATCATTGCCAAAGTCATTGGTGATCCCCTAGCTATGAAAGCATTCTTATGACCACAGAAAACGAACTTGACAAGATCAAAGTCACGGAAGAGGCAGACGGTTCAGCCGTTATTGACCTTCCTGACAGCATTGAGTCCCCTGATGAACAGGAAGACGAACGTGAGATGGCTTCTGGCGGCTCTGCTGACCAAGCTGACGACGACGTAATCCCTGAAGACGAGACTGAATACCAACGCGCACGTCGTGAAAAGCGTCGTGCTAAGCGGGATTTGGCTAAGAAAACAGGCGTAGAGAAGGACATGAAACTCCAGCTCTTGGAACGCAAGAACCAAGAATTGATGGAGCGTTTGTCCGTTGTGGAGCGCAAAACCCACTCTGCTGACCTAGCTCGCATTGACAAGGCTATTGAAGACCAAGAACTTCGCTTGCAGTACGCCAAGATGAAGATCTCTGAGGCGGCAAGCGCTTCTGACGGTCACGCTATGGCTGAAGCCCAAGAGATGATGTACGAAGCCCGTCGCCAGATGGAAGCTTTGTCCAACTTCAAGAAGGCGGCTGTAGAGCCACGCCAGTCCCAAGGAAATGTCCCAGATCCACGCTTACAGCGTCTGGCGGCAAACTGGATGGAAAAGAATGATTGGTACGACCCGAACGCTCGGGACACCGATTCCAAGATTGCAAAGCAGATTGACGAGACTCTGGTTTCAGAGGGTTGGGATCCAACCTCACCTGATTACTGGAATGAACTCGATAATCGCTTGCATAAGTACTTGCCACACAAGTACAATGACAGCACGGACGTACGTTCGTCTACTAAGAGACCAAGGAGTGTTGTAACAAGTTCTGGTCGCGAAAGCGTCAACGGAAGCACCAACAGGAACACATTTGTACTGAAACCAGAACAAGTGCGCGCCATGAAGGATGCAGGCTTTTGGGATGATCCCGATAAGCGCTCGAAGATGATTAAGCGATATGCGCAAGAAGCTCGAAACAACTCTTACTAAGGAAACAAGTATGACCGAATCACGTTTGAAAAAATCTCTGAACGCAGGTGGACGCAATGATCGCGCAAGCGAGGACGCAAGTCGCGCCGCTCCAGAAACAAAGTTCGTAAGCTCACAGGAACGTCGAAAGATGTGGAGTGATGAATGGAACCAATCAGCACTGCCAAAAGTACCAGAGATGCCGGGCTGGCACCTCATTTGGCTCTCAACCACCAACGCATACGACACCATTGATAAAAGGGTGCGACTTGGCTACATTCCCGTGAAAGCGGACGAGATGGCTGGGTTCGACAACTACAAAGTCAAGGCAGGCGAACACGTTGGCTACATATCATGCAACGAGATGTTGCTGTTCAAATTGCCCATGGATGTCTACCAAGACGTTATGGCGCAACTGCATTTTGAAGCTCCCCAAGAAGAGGCGGACAAAGTCCGTGTTCAGCTTGAGAACCTTCAAGGTCAGCGTGACAGCAGTGGCAAGTCGCTGGTACGGTTGGAAGGCGAAGGTATGGGTAGGTTTGACCAATCTCAATCTAATCGCGCCCCCATTTTTGAGGGCTAACTTCTAAGGAGTAAGACTATGTCTTCTACAAATGCTCCGTTCGGTATGCGTCCTGCATTCCACCCTTCTGGGCTGGATCGTGCTTCGGCGTTAGCTGACGGTATTCTCTCTACGTACAGCACCGACATTTTGAAGGGTCAACCCGTCAAGATGGCTACAGGTGGTGTGATTCAGGTCGCCGCCGCTGGTGATGCGTTTCTCGGTTGCTTCTCAGGCGTCGAGTTTACGGACACTACTGGTCGTCGTCGCGTGTCGAACTACTGGCCTGCCAACACGGCATACCAGACTGGTTCATGCATTGCGTACTTCTACAACGACCCTAACATCGTCTATGAAATTCAAGCCGCTGGTTCACTAGCGCAGACTTCCATTGGCGATGAGGCTGATTTGAGCAATACAACTGCTGGTTCAACAACCACTGGTTTGTCTGCTTGCACTTTGTCAACCACCTTAGCTGGTGCTGGCAACAGCGCACAAATGCGAATCATCAACCTCGCACCGTACCCTGACAATGCTTGGGGTGATTCTTACACCATCGTTCGTGCCGTTATTGCCGAGTACCAGTTTGCTGGTGCGGCTGGCACGGCAATTTAATAGGAGGACATGAATCATGGCCGCTCCAATGCGCAGTACCGACTTTCGTAGC